CACCAACGCCGTCGAGACGGCCATTGCGGGGTATCAACGGACGTCGAAGATTACCGATGCCGAGGCACTCGTCTATGAGATGGACGGCCATACCTTTTATGTGCTGACGTTTCCGGCTGCGAATGCAACATGGGCGTTTGATGTCACGACCGGGGTGTGGCACGAGCGCGGGATGTGGGACTCGGCGGCTGGGGATTACGACCTCTGGAGTCCGCGCGTCCACTGTTTCGGCTTCTCGAAACATCTGGTCGGTGACCGGACAAGTGGCCTGATTTGCACGATGGATACGACGACGACGACCGAGTGTGACGGGTCGGTGATTCGGCGTCTTCGCGTCCCCCCGCCGCTCTGGCGCAGTCCTGGGGTGCGTCGTCTGTTTGTGTCGCGGTTCCAGCTCATGATGGAAGTCGGGCTCGGCACGGCGACCGGGGATGGCGTGGACCCGCAGGTGATGTTGCGGTCCTCGACGGACGGCCAAACGTGGTCGGATACGCGGCAGGCGGCTGCGGGGAAACAAGGGACGTATGGGACGCAGGTCGTCTGGACGCGGCTGCCGTCGAGTACGCATTTATGGGTGCCGGAGGTGACGGTGACGGACCCGATTCCGTGGCGGGTGATGGGGGCTGAGGTGGATGGCCGTGGGCTCTGGGCACAAGCCGCCTGATGGCGTCGTCGCTTGCGCCGACCCCGGAATTCGTGGTCGAGCGCCCGGTGCGCGCGCAGTCGATTACCGGCCGCGTGACGCAGGCGATGCGCTACTGGCTGCTCTCGCTGGCCGACCGGATCAACCGGACGCCCGAGGTGCGGCAGACGGTGACGCTGACGGGGCAGTCGGCGTCGATCGCGGCCACGACCATCTCCGTGCTGTCGTTGCCCGAGGGCGTATATCGCCTGAGCGCGGCGGCACGGGTGACGACGGCCGCGACGACGAGCAGCTCGTTGACGCTGACGTTTGGGTGGACCCAGGCGGTGGCGTGTACGTCGTCCAGCGCGGCGGTCACCGGGAATACGACGGCGACGACGGCCAGTTTTTCAGTGGTGGTGCGCGCCGATGAAGCGTCGAACGTGCAATACGCGACTACGTATGCCTCCAGCGGAGGGACGGCGATGGTCTATCGGCTCGATGTGATTCTGGAGCAGGTGTTATGACGGCGGTCGGGCAAGATTTTGCTCGTGGTCGATTAGGTGGGCTAGTCGCGCCAAGTCCAACATTTCCCACTGGGGGATTTGGATCGGCCGTATCAGGAGGAAGCATGGGACCACTAGCGTTACTGGCTACCCCCGGCGGTGCCGCCCTCGCTGGCTCTGCCGTGTCAGGATTATTTGGCTTACTTTCAGGGCGCAGTCAGGCCAAGGCCACGAGGGAATCGTCACGCATCCAGGCCCAAGCGGCACTGGCTGCGGGCCGACGCCAACAAGCCATTGCTGATGCCCAGCTAAAATTCGCGCGGCAACAGGCTATCCGCGATGAGGACATGCACTACGCGGCTCAGGAGGCCAACTGGGAGATGGAGCGCGCCCGTGAGCGTCGGCGCTTTGGGGAAACGGGCGATGAGCGGCTGGCACAATTTGCTCTGGCGCGACAGCTGGGACGCATGGGGTACGGTGAGCGCGCCGCTGACCGGTTGAACACGCGCGAAGAACTCCTCGCTGGGCTCCGGACGGATCAGGCGCGTCGTGCCCTGCGCCAAGAGCGCGTCGGCTGGCTCGGTGAGATGCTCGGTGCGCCGACCCCGGCCGGAGGACGCAGGATTGCTGCGCTGCGGGAACCAGGGGCGCTTCGGCAACCGGAGTGGGTGCCCCTCCCCGACCCGCGACAAACTGCGTTTGAATATCCCGAGTATGCCCAGCCGGTGCGTCGTCCCTGGGGAGACGCCCCGCTGACGTCCGCTGATGTCGCCCAGCGGCTCGGCGGTCGGGTCCAGCCTGGCGTGCCGTCGCTCGATCCGGCCCGTGATCGAGCGTCCTTTGTCGCGTAGGAGTGCATGATGGCGTTCGATGCGTTTGACCAGTATGAAATGACCCCGGCGTCCTCGCCACAGCCGAAGCGCGGCGGTACCAATGGCTTTGAGCAGGGTGAACCGGCGAATTTAACCCCGGAGGATCATCTGTCGTACCAGACGTGGATTTTGGAAAACCCCGGCGAGGAGGAGAACGCCTCGGTGTCGCTGGAGTTTGATACCCGGCAGGCACGGGCGCAGGGGGCACCTGGGCCGCTGGTGACGCAATACCATGCGGAGACACAACGAGAGGGGGACGCCGCGCGTGACCCGGCTGACCTCGCGCAGGCGTTCATTATCGACCGGGACAAAGGGAGCTGGGAGCAGCGCCTGCGGCAGGAAGCGGCTACAGCCGGGGTGCCGTATGATCCCTCGGACCTGGACGGCGTCATCCGCAATTTTAGTTATGCGGCGAATGCGGGCCAAGACCCGCAGCGGGCGATTGACGTACAGATTGCGAACTATCAACAGCGCGCGGTGTCCGGCGGGCCTCGGGAGGCCGGTGGTTATGATACGCGCTGGGCCGATGATGACCCGCGCCGGTTTGCGGGTGCGCCGCCGCCTGGGTACACCGGGCGCGACTGGATGCCTCCCACACCGGCCCAGCCGCCGCCTCCGCCGCCAGTGCCTCCTGCCGTCAGCCCAGGCGCAGGTGCTGGCCCTGACGCGGCCTTTACGCGAGCCACGCCGACGAGCATGACCGGGGTACAGAGCCTGATGGGGCCGTGGACCGGGACCGCGCCGACGTCCCCGACCGTGGCACCCTACGGTTTTTCGCCTTACGACGCTCCCCCGCCGTACGAGACCGCCACGCCATATGTGCCTGGTGCGTATCAAGCACCCACCTACGCGCCCGCTACCCCCTTCGTGCCGCCGACTGCTGCACAAGCGGCCGCCGAGCCCGGCTACCAATTCGCGCTTCAGCAAGGGCAGGACGCGCTGGAGCGGAGTGGAGCGGCGAGGGGGGTGACGAATACCGGCGGGACGCTCCGCAATATCCTGGACTACGGGCAGCAAGCGGGCGCGCAGCAGTACGGCAATGTGTATAACCGCGCGGCCAATACCTGGGGGATGAACGAGGCGGCACGGCAAGCCGCGTTCGGGCTCAATGCCCCGCAGCAATTCCAGGGCTGGGCCGCGACTGAAGCGGGACGGCTGGGCGCGTATCAGATGACCGAGGCCGACCGCGCAGCGGCGTACGCGCAGAATGAAGCGAACCGCGCGGCGGCGGCACAGTTCAATCTCGCGGGCGGTCAGCAGGCGTGGCAGACCGAGGCGGGACGGCAACAACAGGACTACGCCAACCGGTATCGGCAGTGGACGGACCAGTATAACCAGTGGCGGCAGCAGGGACAGGACCGCTTTAACGAGCAGTGGATGCTCGCGAATGCCTAACTATGGCTTTTGAATATCGACCCTACGCTAATCCGTACGTCGGCTCCATGATCGACCTTATGGGGCGTGGTGAAGAAGCACGCAGCCGGGCCGAGCTGAGCGCGGCGGAGATCGAGGCGGGCGCGCAACGGCGACTCGGGGATATTACGGGCGCGCAGTGGAGCGGCCTCGGGCAAACTATCGGTCAGGGCATGGACGCCTACGTCACCGAGCAGCGGGAAGCCCCGATCCGAGCGGAGGAGGCTCGGCTTCGCGCCCTGAATATAGCGGCGGCTGAGACGCAGGCGGAGCGAGCCGCTGTGCTAGCAAGGCGAGAGGATAAGGATTACGACTTAAAAGAACAGGAGCGGGCATACGGAAGAACCTTCGACAGGATCATAGCGGACGCTGAGCTTGCGGTTGGGAATGATCCAGACAACAGAGAAGCGTATCGTGATCGTGTGCGCGAACAAATCGCCCAGTTTGGACTACCTGCTTCGTACGGGACTGACTTTAATGAGATGGTGCAGGCGGACGAGCTACATGCATCCAATCTGGCGAAGGATCAGGCTCAAATAGAGGCGGCTCAGTCGCGTGGGGCCTCTGATGCGGCCATTCTTGAACGGGCTGAGCGCAGAGATGAATTTTTCGATGCGATAAAAACCACAGCAGACGAGTTTGGCTACAACAGTCGTGAAAACAGGGCGGCACGTGCGAATTACTTCGCGTTTATTGGGGAGGCAGACCCAGTCAGAGAACATGCGCGCGCTGTAGAACTGGCGAACATACAGGCATCGTCTAGACCAGCTTCTCGTGCCCAAAATGTTGCTATAGAGAACCTCAAGGGGGCGATGCGTGTCTTCCTTAGAACGGGAAATGAGGGCGGCCTGCTGCAAGCACGACAAATGGTAGCGGACACTGGTCTTAACCCTGAAAATGTGGAGGCAGAGATTGCAGCAGGGCTCGACGCTGAGGCAGTTACTGCCTATCGTCGAGCGAATCCGTTCTCAGCGGATCCAACCGGGATGCCGGACTCGATTACGCTGAAGCTGCCCCCGATGGGTGGGTCGAGGCATCCAGTTCTTGGTGAGCCGTGGGCGGACGGGGCTTATCAAAGCCCAGTTATCACCGAGGAAGAGCTTCGGAACAAAGTCCAGGAGGAGCGGGAGTGGCAAGTTAAGGATGGCGAAGAGCCAGATTACACGCTGGAGCAGGGGGTGCTTGATGTCTTGTCGCAAAATAGAACTATCGTTGACGCGAACGGACAACCTTCTGAGTGGATGGAGCGGGGCTTAAGGTCACGACAGCTCGGTGGGTTTGGCGCTGCTATTGGTGCGTCCCCATCAGGGGCGCGATCGACAGGCGTAGGAGGGCCTGGAGACACTCCCGAGCTATACCAAGACGCCCAGCGTCATTCATCTGATCCGTTGTGGAAGAGAATGATACCCTTCCGACCCCTCAAGCAGGCGCTGCAAGATCCTACTATTGCCGAGCCGCTTCAGGTAAATGCACCTTACCCAACGCCGCGTCATCCGTTAGCGAGCATGACGCCCAGGGGGAAGCCAAGGGGAGGACGGCGCTGACATATGCCGAGCGAGCGATCTCGTCAGCGATTTCTGGATAGCCTTAGCGTCGGCGGGGGTCAACCTCTGGGCGCGCCACGCACTGACGTGTCGCAGCCACTTAGGCGTCCATCAGCCGCGCAACGAGAGACGACATTTCAGGCGCAGGACGAAGATCCCTCAGTGTGGCGTCGTGCCCGTGATGTCGCGGAAGGCGGGGTGGGGAGTCTCTTCCGGGGACTCCGCGCTCCCCAGCAAGCCCTTATCTATGGCCCTGCCCTGGCGACGGCTCGCGCACGGGAGGAAGGGCGACTGCCGACGCCAGCGGAGATGTGGCGCGGCGGGGCCGAGGCGGTGCGTAAGGATGTGGCGGGCCGTGATGTCGTAGAAGAGTATGGGTTGACGGGGAAGAAAGCGATGGCGGCAGGATTGGCGCTGGACCTCGTGGCTGATCCGCTCTGGATTCTCACCCCGGCCAAGTTGGCGAAGGCATCGGGTATCCCGGCATTACTAAAGTCCGCACCCGCACAGCGCGGCCTCCAAGCGGTGGCAGAATCCCGACCAGGGCAGCTCGCACAGAAATACGTAGTGGACCCTGTTGGGAAGCGGCTCGTGACGGATTACGGGAAACCGAAGGAATACGTTGAGTTTACCGAACGCCGCTTTCGAGAATCGGCATTAGCAGCGGAAAAGGCAGTAGACATTGGGAAGCGGATCAGCACGCTCCCCGCTGCTGAACAGCGCACGATCACGCAATACATGGAAGCCGGATCGAAACCAGGGCGGAGCGCCGTGTTGTCGGAGGCGTCGAAACGCGGTGAAGACACCCAGCGTCTCGGGGCCTTGGCCGACGAAGCGATCGGGCGCGACATCGCGCTGGGGCAGGCGTTAGTAGATGCGGGGATCATGACCCCGAAAACTTTCGAGAAATGGAAAGGTCGCCATATTCGCCACGAGTATGTGAAATACGAAGATCCGCTTGAGTATTTCACGCAACTCGCTAAGAAAGGGGCCGATCCCGAAGACCTCGCTGCCATTGAGCAGGCCGCCGCAAGGTCAGGAATGACGGGATTCAGCGCGAAGACCATGCGGGAGAACAGAGAGTTTCTCAGGAGGCGCACTGCCGATGCCGCGACACGTAAGAAGCTGATCCCAATCATGGAAGCCGCGCATCCGGTCGCGAAGGGAGAGTTACTCTCCGGGCAGCTCGTCGCGCTTCGACGGTTCTTGGCGGATACGACCAAGAAATTCGGGGAAGATGCGTTCCAGCCGGGATTTGCTCAAGTCCCTGATGTGAAAGCCGCTGGACCGGCGGCTGGCAAGTGGTTTCCCCAGGCGATTGCCGATGATTTAAACCAAGGCATGACGAAGCCGGGGAAAATGATGCAGAAGTGGCGTACTGGTGTGGGGTGGTGGAAGTACGGCAAGGTGGTGCTCAATCCCGCTACGCACGGCCGCAACATGATGAGCAATTACATGCTGGCGACGATGGCCGGACTCTCCCCGTTTCGACCGCAGCGGTATGTCCAAGCTATGCGCGCCTTGAACCCCAAAAACAACGATGCGTATTTCCGTGAAGCCAAAGCGGTCGGAACGTTTCTCCAAGACACGTATGCCGCTGCGGAATTACCGAAATTACTCGACATCTCAGGCGACCTCAGTGGACTGCAAAAAGGATTGACCGCCACGCTGCGGAAGATCGGGCAGAAACCCTCTGACGCGTATCAGTACGAAGAAAAACTCTTCAAGATGGCGATGTACATTGATAAGCGGAAGGCCGGGATGCTCCCGAAAGCCGCTGCCGATTTTGCCGAAGAAGCCCTCTTTAATTACCGCCGCGTGCCTGAGTTCATTGACCAGATTCGACGGACCGGCGTGGTGCCCTTTGTCACGTTCTCGTACAAAGCGATCCCGGCCACCGCGCGAGCGCTCTGGCAGCGTCCCGCGACCGTGAATCGGATCGGGAACGTCTTTCGGACCTTTGAGGATCGCACGCCAGAGGGGCATGATGCCCGTCACTTGCTCCCTGAGTATATGCGCGAGGGATGGATGAAATTACCGTGGGCGGACAAGAAGGGACGCCCCCAATACTTCAACATGGACTACATCCTGCCCTTTGGCGATATTGGTGAACTGGCTACCGGAAGCGGCTTTGGTGGACGCGGCGGTCCTGCCGCTGGATTGATTAACAGCCCACTGGTCACCACGGCTGCCGCCTTGGTAACAGGTGTGGACCCCTTCACGAACCAACAGATTGACGAGCAATTCGGGGGCGTGAGCAAATATATCAGTAACTTGATTCTCCCCTCGCTGGCTCCCGAGATTCCCGGTCTTGGCGAGTGGGTTCCTGGCGGGTATGGATATAGAGAGATTAAGGGGGCATTGGAAGGGATACCGACCAACCCCTTCAGTATCCGGGCTGAACCACGAACCCTGTTGCAAGCGGGTACCGCTAATCTTCTCGGGCTGCGTGTACGTCCCGTGGATTTCCCACAGGAGTACCAGTATCGTCTCCTCGACATCAACCGGGAGATGCGAGATGTTAAAACACGCGTGCGGAAATGGCGCACGGCACAGGAGCAGGGCGTCAATCCGAAGCGTGTCAAGTCGGAGCTAGAAAAGCTCTCGGAGCGGTATGCTGAGATCATTCTGAAGTATGCGGAGTTGCGGAATCGTGTAGTGCCGTCTCCTAATCCATCGGACGTCAATGCAACAGAAGAGCGTGAACAGGCGCTCTCCCGGTAGAATGTGATACTACTATGGCCCTAACCCTCACCCCCACGCCGTACCAAACCGTCCTGGACAGCGACGGGAATCCGGTCTCTGGGGCGCTCATCAATACGTACCTCGCCGGGACCACGACGGCAGCCGCGACGTACACGACATCGACAGGCGACGTCGCGAATGCGAATCCGATTGTCGCCGACAGTGCGGGCCGCTTCGTCGCGTATCTGAGCGCAGGACTGTCCTATAAATACGTCGTGACCACTGCGGGGGGGGATGCGATCGATACCCAGGACAATATCCTAGCCGTGCCTGGATCGTCGGTAAACCTCGATATCACCGGGACTGCCGGGGAAGCGATTGCGGCTGGCGAGGTGGTGTATATCAGCGCGACGGGTGACGCATCAGGCACTGCGGGGTTGTGGTACCTCGCGGACGCATCAAATGCGTATCAATCCACCACGGCGATTGAAATCGGCATCGCGGTCAGCGCCATCGCGATCAACACCTCTGGCACTATCCGCCTCGCTGGTGAAGCGACGACTGCGACGTCCGTCGTGGTCGGCACGAAATACTACGTGAGCGAAACGGCGGGGGCGATTACCAGTACCGCGCCCACGCTGTCGCGTCTCGTCGGGATTGCACAGACCACGAGCACCCTGATTCTGAACGCCAACCCGCTGACGTTGCCGCTCATTGTGTCGCAAGGCGGGACGGGCAAAAGCGCGCTGACGGCGTACGGCGTACTACTCGGCGGCACGACTACGACGGCCGTGGTCCAGTCGATTACCCCGGCGGCGGCAGGGCAGCTCCTGAAGTCCGGCGGCACGGGAGCGGTGGCCGCGTGGACGGACGACCCGTCCGTCGCGACTCTCACGCTGAGCACCCCGCTCGCCGTGGGGAGTGGCGGCACGGGGCTCAACACGCTCACGAGTGCGTCGGTCATCATCGGTGCAGGCACGAGCGATGTGACATTCGTGGCCCCGTCCACGTCTGGCAATGTCCTCAAAAGTACGGGCAGTGTGTGGGAAAGTGCGGCTGCGTCTAACAGTACGCCCTATCTTGCGGCGGCAGTGGGGTCCAATATTTTGACGCTGTCGGTGGTGTCGGCAGCGGGCGCGGCCCCTTCCAGCGGGTCACCGGTTGATGTCACGTTTCGCAATATCACGCTCGCGACAGGCGCGCCCACCACCATCTCGCTGACGGCCGCGACGACCGTGGCGATTCCTGACACGGCGCTCATGGGTACTACCAACGACATCCCCTTCAGGCTCTGGATCGTGGCCTTCAACGACGGGGGCACCGTCCGTTTAGCGGCGATTAACTGCGCGACGACGGCCTCGGTATATCCACTGGCAGGATGGGGTATCGCGTCTGCGACAGCGGTGAGTACCGGTGCCGACTCCGCCCAAGTGTTCTACGGGTCGGCTGGTGTCACGGCAAAATCCTACACGGTGCTGGGGTACGTCACTTATGAATCGGGGCTCTCAACGGCAGGCACCTGGTCGGCGGTGCCCACGCGGGTACAGAGTTTTGACGAGAGCGTGCGTTTGCCGGGGACGCCGATGAATTACGTGTACGCGCGAGACACCACGGGGACGACCTCCAGCTCGAACACAGACGTGGACACCGGGCTCACGGCCACCATCACCCCGTCGAGTGCCGCGAATCTTGTGCTCGCCTCGGCCATCCATAACGGTGTGCAGAAAAACACCGGGGATACGGCGGCTCAACTGTCACTGCTGAGCGGTGGGAGTATCGTCGTGGTCTGGACGCTGGCACAAGGGCGGACAAGTAGCACGGTCACCGTGACGGGTACGACGGGTATCGACTATCTCGATGCACCCGGCACTGCGTCATCGCGGGTGTACAAGACCCAGCTCAGAAGCCAGTCGAATATTGCGGCGGTCGGGGTAAATAATGGGGGGGCCTCATCCACGATGACGCTCACGGAGATTATGGCATGACACTGATTATGGACGCGATTCAATGGCGTTGGCCCGGCGCGCGCTGCGCGACACAGGAAAATCACGTGGTGCTGTGGGAGGGCCCGATGGCCGAACCGAGTCCGGCGGAACTCGCGCAGGCGGAAGCGGATTACGTGTCCGGGCAGGTCGCGGCGTGGGACGCGCTGCGGACGGAGCGCGATAAGCTCCTGTACCACACCGATTGGACCCAGATTACTGGGGCACCGCTGGACGAGACAGCGGTGCTCGCATGGGCGTCGTATCGGCAAGCCCTGCGCGACCTCCCCGCGAATACCGTCAATCCCGTGGACGTCATCTGGCCTCCGCCCCCTCCCAGCTAGTCATGGATGATGTAAGCCTGGTCATTGCGGTGGGCGTCCCATCGGCGGCGGCGGTCGCGTGGCTCGTGACGCTGCATAGTCGCGTGCGGGCACATTCCGAGCAGCTCCTCGAAGTCAAGGCAGACCTCAGGTATATCCGTGAGCGTATTGACCGGGCGTTGAACACCTGATGGCGCGCGTGGTCTGCAAGCCGTCCGTGCGGTTCAAAGGCTTCACCCGAGGGCTCGTCAGGATTCTCGGGGCCGTGGTGGTGGTGGCGGAACGTACGCCACTGCAACAAGTCGTCATCACCAGTGTGAACGACGGGAGGCATAGCCTGAGGCCCAGGTCACGGCACTACACCAACGAGGCTCTCGATATTCGGTCGAAGTCGTTCCTCACGTCCGACAGTCGGCAGCGATTCCTGCGACAACTCCGCCGTGCGTTGGGGTCCAGCTTCTGGTTGGATTATGAAGGGCACGGCACGGCGAACGCCCATTTCCACGTACAGGTCAAAAAAGGGCATCAGTATACCGGCACGCCCTGATGCGTCTCATAAAGCTCCTGCGTCTCTATCGGCAGGCGTCGAAACTGCACAAAATTATGGAGGAAGCGAGCATGAAAAAAATGTGGCGCTCAAAAACCATTTGGTTTCAGATCTTCAGCGTGGCGGCGGCAGTCTCGGGGATGCTCCCCATTCCGGCTGATATTGCGGCAGCGATTGTCGGCGTGATTAATGTGGGTCTGCGGTTCGTGACGACTGAGCCGGTGTCTGTGGCATAGGACGGCCGTTGATCTCCTTGCGGAGCGCCTCTGGACTCGGAAGCAGCGTCTGGTACTCGGGGAGAGGGTCACCCATCCCTAATTGCATGGGTCGGCCTTTCCGGACCTCGTTGTTGACGAGATAGCCCTTGCCCAGCGCAACCCTGATCCGCCGTGAGGCGGCAGACTTATCGAGGTTGAGGCTTTTCGCCACCGGTCCCAGCGCCACCGACTCTGTTGAAGGACGGTCACCGAGCAAGCTCTCGACCGCTTGGACGGTCTGACGAATGGTCGGCGAGACGGTCGCTTCCACTGCCGCCTCTAGGTAATCGCTGACCAGACGCCGGACGGCGGCATAGTCCGCGACCGTCGCTATGAGATGGCCCTCCGCATCACACTTCCGGTTGTCTCTGTGCAGCAGCGTATGTGACGTGATCAGGCTAAGTAGCAACTTAACATCGCACCTAAGTCGTACAGCAACTGGAGGAATCAGACGGACGAGGTTCAAGGCAAATGGAATGACCACCGTTTTATCGCAAGTCATCGTTCTCTCCGAGAAGCGTTGAGCGTTAATAAAATCCTTGACAGGGTTTTGGGCTCGCGTGCCGACTACCATGTTTTCGAACAGACTTGGCAAAACCACTGACGTCCAATACGTTCGAGCATGCGTTCTTCCCCACAGTAGGGGCATCGAGGGAGCGACGTCGTCACGGCTTCTGTGTGTCTAGCCCACGACGTGGTAGGGTCGGTTTCATGTGGTCCTCCTCCCGTGAGATGTCGTGGCAAAGCGTGCGGTGACTACCGTGACCCACTGCTCTCGCGGGATATTCTGCCACCACGACATTGGTGGCGCGACGGGACGCTCCTTCTTCCCGAAAACGATGGCGTCTGGCCCGTTTGTGGACCGATGACGCGCGGGGGTCTTGGGTGGTTTCTTTACCATAGAGCCACCACCAGACACCCGGTACCAATAAGGACCACGAGGCACCACGTCATACGATCGACCAGCCGTTGGTGATTCATGAGCCACGATTTCATTCGCATGAGAAGACCTCACGTTGTCGGCGCAACCCTTTCGGAAAGGGGGAGCCGGGAATGGCAGTGGTAAAGGATTTTTCATAAAACCGTACATGATTTGTGGGCTGCACGGTGATGCGTCCGTTGTCGAGGGCCACGAAAGTGAACTCCTTGGCTTGCTCCGGGTATTGTGAAAACGCGTCATGCAGTGGGGCGACGGAAAAGAGGTAGCGTCCAGCTAATACACGTCCGTTCGTGCGCGCGTCCACGTCACACTCGGACAAATAGCGATACTGTAGACAGGAAAAGTCGAGGCCATAACAGTCCCAGTACTGAGCATCTTTTTCTGTCCAGACGGGTTCTGGAAAGGGCTGTGTCGCCAGGGCGATGAGCGGCAAATTTCTATAGCACCCGCCTGATTCCAACAGAATAGTACACCCCCACATACGCCCAGGATAGGCTACCAAGCCGAACCAGACCGCTGGAAGCCAGCCCGTGGGCGTGAGATGGGTGAACTTGCTATCTACCCACACGTAGAGGTGAGCGGGAAGTTCGCCCACTCCAGAAAACTGCGTCATCGACTACGCCTCGCTCGCGTCTCGACCTGCGCTCGGTGATACGCCCGTAGCCATTCCACTGACATCCGAAGCTGACGGCGGTCCCTGCACCACGCCGCGAGTCGGTGCCACCAGCCATTAAGCTGCTGGATTACCATTTGACCCACTTATTGGGAAGAAACCGTCGTTCTGTCGGCGTAAAGCATTTAAGGCAGCGCACCTCTTTGGTTTTTATGCTGTACCAGACCACGCTGCACGACAATACTCGGCACTGACTGCACGGCCTGTTGGCAGCAAAATGCTTATTCATTATGTTTCGTACGCGCACCCATTCACCGTTGTATAGCACCTTGCTTTTCATGGGCTACTACTCCTCGGCATGTACGTGTTGCCGATGGCCCGGTACGTCAAATAGCACGTGATATCCGTATTGCGTGAGCCAGTGAGCGAGTCCAGGCAGGTCCGACGAGTGGAAGTCCAGCGCCCGGTCCTCGTAGTGCAGGCTGTTCGCCGCATGGATATGATCGTTGGCACTGACCACACGGAGGGAATTACCTGTGCGTGTCGCCCACGTCGCCGCCGAGTGGAACATTTTATGGAGCCGTGGAGCCATGTTAACGGGGAGCCTGAGGCCACGCACGATCACCGCAGGCCCTGTGTAGGGGGGACTAAATAGCCCTGTGTCGCCAGTAGATTGTTCTGCGCTTCGATAGCCTGCGCTTGACGTATGAGCGCCTGATTCAGGGTGAGCGTACGCCTGTGTTCCTGATGCGCCATCAGCCCGACGACCGCTGCGGCGACGAGCCAGGGCAACAGATGCGTACGGAATTCTGTCCACAGTTGCATGAGTCCTCCATTAGTAGAGTGGTCCCCCCCGAAACGGTGGACGTGAGTCAGACATCCACCAATGCAGGAGTACGATGACGACTAGGCCGATGCTGATGGTGCAGGCCACGTTCCGCATACGACCGCTACGGCTTCTTCGACCGTCCTCACCACGGGCCACGGGGCGCGTGCGCGGGCCTGGACGGGACTGAGACGGCCCCGCGCACCAGATTTAACCTCTAGGACATAGGGACGCGACTGATGCCAGCAGAGCAGGTCTGGAAGCCCACGTCCAGAAATCTGCCACGTCTGGACGCCTCGTTTTCGTAGGCTCTCGATGACAGCGCCCTCGATGAGATCCCGGCGTTTCCGTGCCCCTCCTCGCCGGAACATTAGGCTGCCCGCGCCTGTGGGATTAGTGGAGCCATGTGCCTCTACCGAAGGGGCTCTGATCGTCCACGTCGGCTGACGGGAGCCGATGAAGCCGGGGCGTGGGCGTGGGGCGTCGGCGTTGACGCCACCGTGCCCACCACACTCGATAGGTCCAGGACGCCTCGGTGAGTGCGGCCCCGACCACCATCGCCAGGACCGCCAGTGCGAGCGTACGCGGGATGTCCATGTGTCTCCACCTTTCTCCAGACGAACGCTACCGTTGCCAAGGGGTCTTCTTCGGCACGACGACACGTTGAAGGTCGAGCTTTCCCAGGATAGCATCGGAGCACGGGCGACGGCCCCGGAGAAGATCGCTGAGATACGACTCGCCTATTTGTAAAGCGCCCGCTGCCGCCCGCTGAGTCCCGTGGTGGCGCACGAGCTGTGTGAGCCGCGCAATCGGATCAATTGGCATAGCGAATGCTATCACGTATCCGCTAATGCGCGCATCATTGCACCCCTGTCGCTTTCTTGGTAGGATGGCACGCGTGCTGACGGAGCATGCCTTAACTCATCTCGATTCCCTACGAAAGGACCACGACTCATGCCACAAATCACCACTGGAAAATATCTCCGCCGCGAAGAACTGTCCGAAGCGGGTGCTGTCTACAAAGTGGTCTCCGTGACGGAGGAACCCGTATCGCTCGGGAATGGAGAATCCGAAAAAAAATGGATTCTGACACTCTCTGATTTGAAGCCGCTCATCCTGAACACGACAAACATTAAGCGGGCCGTCGCGGCGTTTGGGTCGCAGGAGACGAACGATTGGATCGGGAAAAGCATCGTCGCCTATAACGATCCCAATATTGAGTATGGCGGCAAGCTGGTCGGCGGCGTGCGGCTCAGAGCGGTCCCGCTCCCCAAGGCGAAGGGGTCCAAAAAATTCACGGAGCCCACGCCCAGCGATATGCCGGGCGATATCCCGTTCTGAGTACATGCCATGTTGGCCTTCAACCCGGCCACGCACAGCTACACGGTCGGGGGTCGTCAAGTCCCGAGCGTGACAGGGCGCATCCGCGCGGCGGGACTCCTCGGTCCCGCCGTGCATTTTTTTACCCCTGACAGCGCAGCACGCGGCACCCGCGTCCATCTCGCGTGTCTCGCGATCGACCACGGTCTCCCGCCCCTGCTCCCTCTGGAGGAGCGGGGGTATCTCCTCTCATATCGACGGTGGCGTGATGCGATGCGGCCACAGTGGACGTCCCTGGAGACGCCGCACTATTGCGCGCAGTACGACACGGCCGGGACCGCTGACCGTCTGGGCCTGCTTGACGACGTCCCGGTTGTCGTAGAGCTGAAGACCGGAGGGGCAGCCTCTTGGCATGGGGTACAGCTCGCGATGTACGATTTGCTACACAACGACCTCGCGCCGCGCCAGCGGCGACGTCTCGTCCTACATCTATCCACTGACGGTCGGATGGCTCACGTCGTGGAATATCACGAGGCCAACGACTACCTCACCGCCCTCGATCTTTTAACGAAAGGATCTGCCGATGCCCCGGATCGCCCCGACGCCGATTCAAACCCTCCACCCGCTCACCATCACGGTGACAGCGGATAAAGCCCAACAACGGATTCTCACCAGCGATACCGAGAAATTGGTGGCCGAGACCATCGACCCCGTGGTGTCGACAACGGCCGAGAGCGTCGAGGCCCAGGAACTCCTCCGTCGCGTCCAGCAGATGCAGCGCTGGGTTAGTGGTATTTTCCGGACCGCGAAGGCCCCGCTCACCGCCGCGAAGAAAACCCTCGATGCGGAGGAGCAGGCCCTCACCGCGCCGCTGCGTGACGCGCAGGCACGTCTGCAGGCAGCGATCCTCGCCTTCCAGACGACCGCCCACGCTGATCGGATGCGCGCGGATGCCCAGCGGCTGGAGGCGCGGCTCCTCGCGCGTCCAGAAGGGTCTCCGCGTCCAGACGCCCCGGTGAGTCTCGTGCCCCGGATGCAATGCCGGAGTACCTACGGGGCCGACGTGCTCGATTTCCAGCAGCTCCTCCTGGCGGTAGCCGGGCAAATCCTGCTGCAGAAGCCGGGCATGACGGCAGTGACGCGCCGATGGATCACCGCAGTCTGTCACCCAACCCCCCAAGCGACTATGGACCTGCTGGAACCGGGCACGACGGCTCTGCATCGTCTCGCCCGCGCGCTCAAATCGGATCTCGCCATTCCCGGCGTTGCCATTTCGGTCTCGACGTCGCTGGTTTCGCGATGACCCCAGCGGAAGTGGCCGCACGGTTTCCCTCCGCGAAACCCACGCGCGACGGCTGGGCGATCAAGTGCCCGGTCCATGATGACCGTGTGGCGAGCGTGTCGCTCTCTGCCGGTGACCAGGGGCGTGTGCTGCTCCATTGCCATGCGGGCTGCGCCACTGGCGATATTCTGTCAGCGGTCGGGCTCACGGTCACCGACCTGTTCGACGCGATGCCCGTCGCGCCCGTGGTGGCTCGTCCGGTGCCGGTCCTCACCTCCGGCCGTGTGACCGAGACCGCTGAGTACAACTATCTCGACCTGGATCGTCGGCTGTTGCACCAAGTCCTCCGGTACCCAGATAAATCATTCCGCCAACGCCAGCCCAAAGGGGAAGGCTGGTCCTGGACCACGTCCGGGCGACGGGTGCCCTACCGCTGGCCGGATTTAGTCGGGGAAACGACCGTCTGGATTGTCGAGGGGGAGAAGGATGTCGAGACCTGCTGGGCGCACGGCGTGCCTGCCACCTGCAATCTCGGGGGGGCCGGAAAATGGCGAGCCGAAGAAACTCAGGCGCTCGTCGACCTCGGGGTCACGCAGGTGTATGTGGTGCCGGATACGGATGTCGCAGGGCGCAGGCACGCGCAGGACATCCTCAGCCACTGCGAGGCGCTGCACCTGAGTGCCACCCTGGTCCCCCTGCCCGGTCTCTCGGCGCATGGCGACATTTCCGATTGGTTTGGCGCAGGGGGCACGGTGACGGCGCTCAGGACGTTGGCCCTTGATGCGACAGGTCGGCCCGTAGAGAGCCTCCTCGCGCCTCTGGAAGGGGTGCTCCCGGACGTCCTCCGGGCCGACCAGCGTTTCACCCGCCTCGGCGAGGGGCGGTACCGCTTGGAATATCCGGCGCTCGGCATCCGCCTGGAAGCCAGCGAAATCCACCGGGACCGCAGTCTGGAGCTGCACGGGGAACTCACGGTCACCACGACCATGACCGGTGCGAAAACCATCGACGGGGTACTGCACTGGTCGTCCCTGAATTACTCCAGCCAACGGACCCGTGCCGCCACCGCCTCCGCACTGGGGGTGCGGTCAGGGGCGACGGATTTGGACTGGATCGGGGCGGTCGAAACCCTGGCGCTGCGCGTGGCGCAGGCCGAACGGGAAGGCAGTCCCATTCGGCCGCTGGCCGAGTATCCACGGCCGGTACCGACCGAAACCTGGGAAGTCACGGGACTCCCGATCCTCCGGGACCATCCGATGATTTTATTTGGGGATGGGGGGGCGGCGAAGAGTTACCTGGCGCTCCACATCGCCGCCACGCTGGCAGGGCGGGGAGTCAAGGTGCTCTTTGCCGACTGGGAATTTTCGCCCGAGGATCATCGTGATCGGCTCGAACGCTTGGTGGGGGAGACGATGCCACACGAGACGTTGCATTATGTACGGTGCGCGGCCCCCCTCGTGAGCGAGAGCCACCGGCTCCAACGTCACATTGTCGAGCACGACATTCAATATCTGGTCTGCGATTCGATTGGGTTTGCGGTGCCCGGACGGCCCGAAGACGCGGAGCACGCCGCCGCGTACTTCCGGGCCGTGCGGTTCCTGGGCGTGGGCTCACTCCATCTAGCTCACACCACGAAGAGTGCCGAGCACGGCACTGACAAGCCATTTGGGAGTGTCTTTTGGTCGAACGGGGCACGCAGTGTCTGGCTAATCAAACGTGCCGGTGAGGAGGGGGACGCGGCGAATGTCGTTGACGTGTCGCTCGCCCATAAAAAAAGTAATACCGGACGACGACTGCCGACCTTCGGGGTGCGGCTGACGTTTGCGCGGGAGCGTACCCGCGTGGAGCAATTTGAAGTAACGGATAGCCCTGATCTGTCGGCCACGCTCCCGATCCATCAGCGCGTGCGCGCGCTCCTGCAGCAGCGTCCGATGGCAGTGAAGGACATCGCCGAGGCCCTGGGTGAAAAAGCGGATTCGGTGCGGAAAGCCGTCCGTGACCCGAACTCGTACCGGCGGCAACCGGACGACACGATTGCCCTCGCGACCGTACTGACGTCGGAAGGGACGTATGACGCCCGCTAAAACCATCAGGTTCCGCGACGGCACGGTCGTGACACTGGCCGTGCTGGAATGCATGTGGGCTATTGAGGCACGGGGCGGCACGGTTGTGCTGGCCGATGCCTGGAGTCCAGACTCGGGGGACGACGGGTCGGTGCAGATCGAGCCGCCGGCATGTGCCACCCCGGACGACCGCGCGTTTCTGAGGGCGCATCGAGCGGAGGTGCGCTTCCTAGTGCGGTACCGAGCTGATGATCGGCACCTCCGTGACCCGCCCAGCGTGCGCTACTGATCGCGCGGGGGATGCTCCGCTGGGACGTGTGCGGCGCTGACGGGGCTCACTCGGCGCGGCCGTCCCCCCAGCAGTCCATTCCGACGTGCCGCGACCATGCGCGCGATGCTTTTAACGCCCTTGGTCGCCCGTCCTCCGAGACGTCCCAAGGTGACAGCGGCCGGGTTTTTGGTGTCCTCACTCATGAGCGTTGTCCCTCCGTGGACCGGACCGTCCTACGATCCACTCTTTAGACCCACTTGAAATTTAAGTCGGCTCTTTTTATAAAAACAGCGGACTTACAGTCGTCTTCGATTCCAGCGTGGTGCGGTTATAGTTGGCGGTGACGACTGGTGGTGACCCCGTCAACCACACGCTTCTCAAAACTGTCGTCGAGTCACGCGTTACATACCAGCCGCCCACTACCTAATTAGTACAGTTTCGCCGCGAATTGTACAAACCTCGTAGATTGATTCCAGCGTGGTGCGGTTATAATAGGGAGAGCCCCCGTCTTTGGTCGTTTTAGCTTCTTCGGCCTTGTTGCCGTTCTTCTGGCGACGCGAGCTTTGGCCGGTTTGGCTACTTTGCGCACGTTGTCTCCGTTGTGGAGAGCTCATCAATGTGTCCAAAGACGGGATGGAGAGAAAACTTATCTGCCTGCAAAAGCCTAAACCGCAGTGGCTGACCGAACAGTTCGCTGCCTTGCGCGTTCATATTGGCAAGTTGCTTGGCGAGGAACTCCGGCAAGGATGACGATACGTCGCCTGCGATGCTATGACGACCTTCCTCTATCGCTACTCGCGTTGTGCTCCCAGATCCAGCGAAGAAGTCCAAGACCACAGAACCACGATACGAAAGCCCGCGAACAAGACGCCTTATGAGCTCTAGAGGCTTCTGAGTCTCATGACCGACTCGTTCGAGGGAGTTCCCGTTCAGACGCCCAATTTCCCAAACGTTAGTTGGATTTTTTCCCTTCTCCACACTTTCTGGCCTGAGACGTTTGTCCCGCAGATACATCCGCTTCGTCTCTTCATCAAACGGCACGCGAACGTCATCGAGATTGAAATAGTACTTTCGCGTTTTCGCGAACCATGCGATCTCCTCGTGACGATTTGCGAAGAACCGGTGGGCGCTCATCCCGTTCTTGTAGTACCAGATGATGAGATTCGCGAGGAGCATTTTGCTCTCGCGCCGCATATGGCTCAGAATTTCAAGCAAATCTCCGGAGCCTGCTTCTCCTTGATACTGTAGGCCGCCACAAATCACGATGCTGCCTGTCGGCGTCAGCACTCGTTCAGCCTCGGCGAGCCACAACGAAGCCCACTCAATGTAGTTGTGAACTTTGTCCCACTCGGCAACACTGATGTTGTACGGTGGGTCGCAGACAATAAGCTGCACCGATTCGGAAGGCAATTCGGCGAGAAGCTTCAAGCAATCTACCGTTCGGACAGCGTGAACAGTTTGGACGAGTGCTTGCCCGGCGACGGCCTTCTCGGAGACATGAACACCGCTTTTTTTACGCAAGGCGTTCATGCCGATGTGACCTTGATTGCGATGGGATCGATTACTCACTCCGCCCAGCACGTCGAGGGGCCCCTCCTCCTTCACTGGCTAGTCCCAAAACCCGCACGCCCCCAAGCCAATCAGCACCAGGGGGAGC